TAATCAACATTTTGGTCAGGCTGCACAACCCAGACAATTTCCTCGGTGGGATGATTCAAGTTAACCTTAATCTTGTTACTGGAAGAACCAACAGACTCATCTCCAGTGAACTGAAGCTGAGAAATCAAGTACTCGTGGGGGTCCTGAGCCATTCTGCGGCGCTCCTCCGTGTCCAAAAACACGTAATCAACATACAAAGAAGCAGCCACCAAAGACTGATTGTAAGCAATGGAAGCGGGAACGGCTTTGTTCAATCTGTTTGTGTCACCATCATAGCAACTGAGAGTTGTGACCGCCCACAAGCACTCGTCAATAGGGCGAAGGTCAAGATTAATCTTCACCTCATGGTATTGCAAAGCAATCAAGGGCAAAGCAAGACCAGGGTTGGTACAAAACCAAAACTGAAGAGGGATGTACAGAGTGGACTCGGGAAGAGCGTTTCTGGGGGCACAGACCTGACGGGGAGCCTGAGACTCACAAGGACCGTCAATATCGGCAAAATTAGGGTCAGTAATAAAAGTAAGCTGTGTGGTATTACCAACCATCTTAAAGTATCCACGCTGGTGCTCAGCAGTCATAGTAAGCTGATTCCAAATATGCATCCAGTCACCGTACTGTCGGTCAATCTTCTGACCACCAATCTCGACCTCAACCTGGGCAATAAGCTGCTCACCTGGGAAATCCAACCATCTGGCATAAACGGGAGACTCTGAACCATAGCCTTCTCCCATTTGCTGGTTAATCTCGGGAAGAGTCACCTGAAGGTAAGTGCGGTATGCCGCATCTCCGTTTCTAGAGAGGGTGCATGAAACGCGACGACCAAAGTCAACCTGTCCACTGAAAGTTTGTTCAATTGACTCAATCGCAAAATTAGTATAATGACGATAGGTCACCGTCCAAAAAGTAATATCGGCATCACCCGTAAGATAAACATCCTGAGCGCCATGGGCGACAAGTTGCATTAATGCTCCACCCATTTTTTATGTATATAACCTTCCTATAGAAAAAAATATTATGAAAGCTTATATTTTTGCTATAAAAATAATTATTTTTGTAATAAATTTATTATAAATAAAATCTTCACTCAATTATAGTATACTTATTTATAATAAATACGCGGATTAAACACATGCTTAAAAAATATAAGTTGGTTCGTTCATAAAAATAAAAAATCTTAAATATTTTTTTATAAAATTGAAAACTTTAGGCAAACTGTAAAAAAAGTATTTTTTTGCGCCACGCACACACGTGTCGAAGATTGCAACATTTTTTTACCCTTTTCGCTAGTGATTATCTTCTTGATAAGTACAGGTTTGTTGTATTAAAGATGTAACTAAATATGGGTCACAATTTGAACTGGGACGCCTGTCTTCAAAATATCCACATTTATTTGTATATGTTGCAGTTCCAATGCGAACAGATGTGTGGCGAGTAGCAACTCCACTTGTAAACGTGTTAAATGATGCAGTTTCGTTTTTGCCAGTCATTCTTTTATCATTTCCAACACCATACAGTTCCATATGTTTGCCATGATTATTAGACAACTTTTTAATAGCATTATTAATATGGTCAATCCCGTTAAGCCCACGTTCATCTTGTGTTGGATTACGCATTAAGCGTGTGCTATAATTTGCATGGCATCCAGAACCATTAAATTGGTCAGGCAATACTTTAGGCAAAAAATTAACGGTAAGACCATATTTTTCAGCAACACGAACTAATAAAAATCGTGCCACCCACATATGGTCCCCTTGAGAAATTCCTTCACATGGTCCAATTTGAAACTCCCATTGTCCGGGAGCAACTTCTGCATTCATGCCAGAAATTTTAATTCCCGCCATTAAACATGCTCTTAAATGCTCGTCTGCAATGGGGCGAGTTAGTCCAAGTCCAAGTTGTCCCTCATTTCCATTTCCACAATAATGTTTTGTCGTCGGTGTTGTAATCTGATTAGAGTCAAACCCAACTGGTGATTTATTTAACTTATCATTGCACAAAAAATATTCTTGCTCAAGTCCAAACCACGGACACACCTCTTGTGTCTTTTTCATAGTTAAATCGGCTATATGACGATTATTTGATTCTGTGGGTGTAATTCCATCTGGAAAATATGTACTGCATAATACAATAACGTCGCGAATTTCACCAGTTTCACCATATTTATTGGGGATAACAAACGGATTATTGCATATAAAGCACGGTTTTAATATAATTTCAGAATTTATTGTTGAAACAGAATGTCCAGTTGAACTCCCATCAAAGTCCCAATTGGGAAAATTACTAATGTCCAATATATTGGATACTCCCGACAATATTCGCGTTTTACTATGTACATTACAATCATCACCGATTCCAATCCAGATATATTCTGCAATAATAGTAATCATAAATATTTATATTATTATTTATGTGTTATCTTTATATGGATTGCTATTATGTTTTCTAAATGAACATTCTGTTGGGACAATTCCTTCAATTAAAGAAATAATATCATTTGGATTTTGATGTAAACTAGATGCCATCCAAATTTTAACAACACAAAAATTTTTTTTAGGGGAAACAGTTACCCCGTTAATACTTTGTAACATGTCATAATTTGAGCTAAGTGTATTGCCTATAACAGCATAAACTATTTTTTTCCAGGTAATATTAATGCATTTATGCGAAACTTTATATGAAAAACACCCACCAGCTTCATTACGACTATCCTCCCAAACAGGAGTAATATTATCACGCATTAAAAAAAACATGCATCGATTTATCATCGATTCAAGTAAAGTTTCAATAATCGCACATGCAGATTCAATTGTATCAAAAGTCATAATATTTTTATAACTTTCAATTGACCAATCTGAATCATGTGGTAAATGAGACCATAAAGTCCAAGAGCTTGATAGTTGTGAATTACCATTAACCAATTCTGACATATATAATATTAATTAAGTATTATTATTAATAATATTTATATTATATTTTGAACCTTTAAATATATTATATATTATATTAGTTTTTATTACGATTTTAGCATAGTTCCAATTTTTACAATGGATGCGATAATCATTATGGTTGTTAATGCGTTTTTTGTATACTGTTCGCTGTATAAAGTTGTATAGTCATCGACTAATATTTGAGATCCATTATTTTCTGGAATAATTTTGGAAAGTTTGAGTGCCATATTTTTCTCTCTTTTTGTCTCAGACACAATTTTCACATTAAGACTTTCTAAATTATCAGCAATTGAAGAAATATATTCATTAATTATCAACGATGTTTGTTTTAACTGTGTGGTTTTAGAGTGAAGTTCCGAAATAGACCCTTGAAGCAATGATTTATATTGCGATATTCCAGGATTTATCTTTTCTAAAATAGTATATTGAACAACTTTATTTAAAATTAATGGAAACTGTATTTGCAACATTTCTATTTTGGATTGAAATCTTGATGGATTTTGTATATTAATTTGCAACATTTGTTGTATAATTATTACAATGCTTTTATTTTTTTTAAAAGTTGTCCAAACTCTAATTTTTGATTGCACCTCATTAAACTATTAAACTGTTAAAATAATTTTATGTGTTTCTGCATCAACTGAGGTCATTATACTTTCAACTGCCTTAACATTTTGTTCCGACGCTGTTTGTGCATCGTTGCTATCTAAAAACACAACAAGTTCAACAACAATTTTTAATTTGTTACTACTCCACACAGTTTGTAGATTTTTCAACAAGTCTGTTGTATATAAAGATGTCATATTATCATGTCCGTGCCCTGGCGGAGGTGTATGCATTTGTTTTATTTGTTCACAGTTGTCCTCACCATTATCATTATTAAGAGTTTCAAGGTAACTAGTAATAATTGAAATGTAATATTTCAAACAAACTGTAATAATTGAATATTTATTGTAGGTTTCAATTAATTTGTTTAAACCCACAATAGATGATTTGAACACGCTAATTGTTTTATGTGTTAAATAATTCGTACACGCAATTTGTATAGGGTTATATAAATAATGTAAATCTGATTTTGTATGTCCATTTAAAAATCGATACCAGCTTTGCATAAATGTATTCTCATCAACATTTATTGCATTATGTTTTATAATTATTTTAGTGCCAATTGGCTTATTTGCTAAAATTGCCAACTTAACAATAACTGACATTGGGTCAAGAACATATAATTTTATATTAATAATATGTCCAATTGCTTCAGGAACAGCAAACATTTTAGTTATGTTAATAACCAATATACATTTAAATTGCATTTATTTAAATACTAAAACCTGTTATGCACACATTATAAAAATTAAATTATTTTTTTTTATGTGTTTTCGACTTTGACTTTGACTTTGACTTTGACTTTGACTTTGACATTAAATTAGATTTTATTTTTTTAGCCTTTAGCAACTTTAAACTTGGCGAATAATTTAAGAACCAAGATTCATACTCAGAACTATTACGATTATTAGCAAGTTCTTTGTATTTTTTTGATTTTTTTGCCCGAATTTCTTCAATAGATGGCTGGTGTCCATAACACGTAATGCTAAATCGTTTGAGCAATCCTTTTTGAGAAAGTCTATTTGTATGTTGAACATAAAATAAAAAGTTCGCCATACATAGTATTCTTGGAATAAATTGATTATAATAAGGTCGATTTGTATATAAAAACGCAAGATAAAAGCTTAATATAGTATCAATTGTCGCAACTTTTATTTTTTTACCCCACTTTTTAATTATATTATAACTGTGGCATGCGATTGTCTCATAAATAAATGCAACGGTTTCATCATCAACCCTAATTTCGTAGTGCACTGGTATAAGTTCACCGATTTTTTTATGTTTTATAACTGTTGCCAACATTTGTTTAGATTTAAGTTCAGACACAACTTGTTCAGATATTTTTTTAGGTTCATTTGAAATTACATCAAAGTCTGAAAAATTATCAGATTCAAATTGATTCTTTTTGGGTAAATGGGATGAATATAATGATGCTGCAAATCCACCAAAAAAAACAACATTACTTTTTATAAAAATATTACGAATTGTTTCCGAAATTAAAGTTGAATCTAATTTAGTCATTGACTCCATACTACGACCCAATATTTTTTTAGAATTAGATATTTTTGCGCATTTCTCATCTTTTAAAGGATAGTGTTTATTTAGCAGTGCTAGTCGATTCATTATTTTTTCCCACCGACTTGTATCCCCAGCTGGGCGAGATAATTCTAAATACATTGACATGCGCAAAAAATTAGGAGGAGCATATAAAATATTATCTATACAAAGTGCGTCTTTTTTTAAAGATTCGTATAATTCTTTAGGCAGTTCAGTTACATCTGCAACCGGAATAAAATTAACAAATACTTTGTAGGTTCCATAATGTAGTCCAGCTTTTGCCTCAACTTCAGTAAATCCTTCGCTTGCATAAATATCAGCCAATTCTTTTGCATCGCTAACTGCGTTGGATGTAAAAAAATCATAATCAGCAACTTCAATGTCTTTATTATAAAATTGGTCATTTTTGGGTAAAATATTATTAATAGCAGTTCCGCCATAACATATAAGTTTTTTATCCTTTATATAATTTTCAGTTATTTTAATAATTTCGGTGATATTTTCTGAGGTTGCAACTCGCCTTGCCATTTTTTCTTGCACTTGGTCAACCTGAGTTCTCAAAATTGCCAGTTCGCAATCCGAAAAAGTAAGAGCCGAGCTACACACAGATGGCATTTTGTCCATTTTATATTTTCGAGTTTTATCACGACGTTCCCTACGAGGTCGTTTTTTAGTTTGAGACATTGCAGTATGTTTATATAATAATATAAATAAAAATAAATTATTTTATAATTATTTTCTTAACCTACCAAAAATTATTTGGAGCTGCAATTTCTTTGGGCATTGGTTTATCAAAATAAACTACATTTTTAATTCCGCCATATAATCCATCGTTCTCTCCAATAGTGGTATTATTAGGAGTGCTAAATGGTACAACTCCTAAAACCGTTTTAATTAACTCTCCGTTGATAAACACATCCATAGTTCCGAAAGAATAGTTAATTGCAACATGATTCCATCGTTGCATAAGAACATTTTCATGAGTATATATGATTCTCTCATTGTTATTTTCTGGATTTAATTTGGATGGAAGTTTGTTTCCATTATAGTCATTTCGCATAGTTACCATTAAAGTATTTGAATCACCTTTATATAAGATATTAGGACGATTTCCATGATTTAGTATAGAAACAAATTTAGAATACGAAGATGATGTATTTGGTGACATCGAATTAACATAAAACCAAAAAGAAAGTC